ATTAGTTACAGCAGTAACCTCAGCATGAGTCACGTTGTATGCAGCGACAGCAGCACCAGTGATGGTAACATAATCACCGACTACGAAGGGATGGGCAGGAGTGCCACCCTGCCCAACAGTCAGGACACAAGGACTAGCAGCAGTAGCGCCAGTAATATTTACTCTCTTGGGTTTGGAAAGACGGAATAACTCAGCACCATTCACACCACAGTGGACTACCGTATCAGTAGTCACATCAGGATCTCCACCCCATGCAAAGTGATTACTATGAGAGTCAGCATTCACCATACGGAAAATTCCTGTCTTCACAGTGATTGCACTGGTTGTTTGTGCAGTATCACTGTTATGAGTCAATGACCCAATATGCTGCACAGGTGTTACGACGTTAGATGACATGGTGATACGTTACTCCTACTATGTTATTTATCTTGTTGTTGCTTTAAGAATTTAGCAAGATCCGCAGTGCTACCGACAAACATAGTGTTGTTTGTAGTATTGACCTCTTTGGTTTTCTTGGGATTTTCAATCTCGTTAACCTTCTTCTGAAGGTCTACCAGTTTGTCTGCCACATCACCGACATGCTTAATTAACTGACCAGCAACTTCATATGCACGAGGTTGGTCAGACTCTTGTGCCAACTCAAGAATACCATCTACTGCTTCCTGACCTTTCTCAATCAGTGAATAGAGGTTGCCACGAGTGTATTCATAATCTTTCTTGAGTTGGTCTTTAGTTGCAGTAAGTTCTTCGACTTTTTCAATAGGTGCTGATTCTGCTGGCACAATATCAGTGTCAACATCCATGGCATCTTCGATACCGTCGAATTTACTCGTCTTGTCCTGTGACTGGGTTTCTTGAGAGTCCATCTGTAAATTCCGCCTTCATTTCATTAAATCCAAAGTTATCATCTGGGTCCGCATCTAACGGATCAGGAGTAACTGTATAACGCACTTCTCTAGGAGCACTAAGTTTGGTGTCAGTTGCATAATCAACGATTGCCTTGCGAATGAGCTCACCTTCAGAAGACTGCACAGGACCATACAGGAAGGTCTTAGCGGTAAACTGTAGTGTATAAATTAGAGTGCGACGTGAATCATAGTCGCCCTCGTATTGGTCATCGTAATCAATCGAGTTAAGAGTGATAGGATAATCACGTTTCTCACCCAACTCAGGAATCAAATTAAGTGTAATATTAAAACTGGGTTGGAAGTGAGGAAGGATTTGCTCCAAAATCTGCAACGAGTCATCTTGATTCTTTGCAAGAATTGCCAACTCAAAATTAATATTATATGGAATTGGCATGTAACTCTTAACATTATCTCCATCACTTTGGGTGTGACGAATATATTGCGTAGGAGAAACTTTTCTGGAAGCGTCATACTGAATACCTTGAATCTCAAAGGAGACTCTAGGCAGAGTAATCTGCACTTGGTCCTTTGAAGTAAGGTCGCCAACTGCTTTCAGACGAGCAAGAAATTTCTGCTTGGGTCCGTATGCCAAAGGCACCTTCATGACTTCAGTCTTGCTGCCAGATGTCCGACGCAGCTCGATGTTATTAAACAACGTGCCGAATCCGATAACGGTCTTCTTAATAATTTCGTGATAGGAATATGTCCCTAGCATCAGATTGTTCCTCCAGAGTTGCCGTATTCACCGAATGGATTAACTTCAGTAAAGTCAATAATATCGTCAGCCTCTGTCTCGATAGACCAGTTCTGATCGGTATCACTATTCACATTATTTAGTGTATTGTAACTTGTCAATGCCCAAGATGCTGATGATGTATTGCCAGTCACCGTTTCACCAGCACTAAACTTACCTGTGCGGTTGATAAGAATCAGAGCACGAGTACTGGAGTCCCAGGATTTAACTTCGCCAACGGAGTTGGAGGTGCCACCCGTGACGAGCTCGCCAGCACTAAAGTCTCCAGTTCCGCCTTCCGTAAGTGTGAGAGTGATTGCATTTGCAAAGTTTGTCTCGATAGCATCGATTTCTGCAACACCTGTATCGATGTCTTCATCGCTGTATTCAAACAGCTCACAACGCAAACCCCATGTATGAATCTTGCCCAGTTGGTAGAATGGAATTTCGTGCTCAACGAATTGGATTTCAAAAGTCTTACCAGCGAGGGGGAAATGCACCAAGTCGCCTTCATTAGGTCTACCCTCCACGATTAGTGTTGCATTATCATCCACCGCCTCAGTAAAACGCTTGCGAGAGATAATGAATGTAACCTGGTCAGAAATCCTGACGCCAAACTTACTAAACATATCACCATCACCACGGAATCCAGAGGCATCCTCAACATATGCTTCGATTTCAAATGCAGACTCGAATTTAGAAAGGGTGTCCTCCCCAAATACAGTATCTTCTTTTACAAGAGTCCTGGGAATGTAGTATACATTTTTCCCAAACATCTTAATCTGCTCGATGACCAAATCTTCTACGAGATTCTGCTCACCTGTTGTGCCTTGAGTAAAGTGACTATTGAGTGCCATATTATCCAATCATGTCTAGAGGTGGTAATTCCCATTCTTTACGAAGTTGGTCATCGAGTATCTTCAACTCTTCGATAGCATCGTTGTAAATCATTTCACCGTTGAGGGTAACACCCCCAGGCATCTGGACACCGTTAAACTTAGTGAGGTTTTGCCCCCACTGCTTTTTAATCTTGGCAGAGGCATAATCTTTGACCCACATCTGATTATAAATCTCTGTCCATGTATCAGGGTCCAGAGCACGATACGCTTTGATAACAATATACTGATCAAGCAAAGCATCTGCCTTCCAGTCAAAGTCGATATACAGTCTGTCTTGGACAGCACTATATCTAACTGGTTTCATACCTTCCAGCAGGAAGTCAATCGTTTCCAGATGCTGCTGAATCATATAGTAATGATAAAACTGAGTAGACGTAAAGTCATACAAATCATTCAGTCTCATTTGATAACGAATATCAAACATGTTTCTGGTGCCCTTATCGGTAAAACCGAAGAGACCTTCCACTGAAAGAATGTGCTCAGGTATCTCAATGTAGTTACGATACTCAGACCAGATGTCTCCTTGAGCACCATCACCAGTTGTATTAGTGACGAGCTTTGCTCTATCAATAACATCCTGAGTAATCTGGTGCTTCAAATAAACCTTTTCACAACCATCGTAATGAAACTGTTGGAATTTCTGCAGAGTGTAATCGATAGCATCATCGACCTGATCATCGGATACATTGACCTCCAAGACTGGTTTACCCAGTCTACGGAGGCAGTACTCCTTTAATTCTGCTTTGGTAGTAGGTTTAGCCATTAGTTATCAGGAGACGAGTTGATAGTTATTATCAGTGGTGTTGAAATACATCGATCCAGATGCAGCACCACCAGAGGTGGCGGCACCGTTGTTTGCATACTCAGGAATACCTAGAGCAGCACGCAGCAGAGAAGCACTCAGGTTGGACTGGACGAATGCTGTGGTAGCAACCTGAGTTGTGTTGGTTGCCTGAGCAGCAGTAGGAGCAGTAGGCGTGCCTGTGAGAGCAGGCGATGCCAGGTCTGCTTTCAGATCCAGAGCGGTCTGCGTAGCGGTGCTAATGGGTTTGTCAGCATCAGCAGTGTTATCAACATTACCCAGACCCACGTCAGCAGCGCCAACTGCTGCCTGAGCACGAGCATCAGTGAAGTAAAGGTTGGTGCCTTCTGCAAGGTCACCAGTGTCCTGGTTGCTCAGATCGAGGTTTGTGCCAACTTGAAGCGCAATTCGAGCATCAGCACGAGCATCTGTGTAATACAGATTGGTGCCTTCTGACAGATCTGTGGTGGACTTGGCAGTAAATCCTGCATCAACTCTTGCATCAGCACGAGCATCTGTGTAGTAAAGGTTAGTGCCCTCAGACAGGTCCGTGGTGGACTTCTGAGACAAATCCAGGTTAGCGCCAGTAGCAGCAGTCAGGTTAGCGGCATTTGCCTCAACAGCGGTCTCCAACTCACCCAGAGCACCCTTGATGGTGTTGTTGTC